AAAAGTATTGTAGTTCATTCTGCGTGAAAAACACTGGGATCAAAGTCGGTCAAACCCATCCCAAGATCCGATAGAATGCTTTCTATATCGGGTAAATTTTCGACATCAAAGTTGATATCAAATAGGTCTAAGACGTTAAATATAGAATCCTCATTCAAGGACACAGAATTCGCCGTTGCTGTGTAATTGTTTTGAATCGTCACTGTAATTTTAAACGGAGAAGCATCAAACACTTTTCTACAAGTTGGGCATGTATTCTTACCTCGGTCTTTCCATCCCTGTAGACAGTGGGAATGAAATATATGTCCACATCGGATCGGAGGATTTGTCCTCGTCGATCGGACTTCACCGAGACATATAGAACACGTCGACATTCTATAGAGAGATTTTAAAGTTTTTTCCGTGATTTAGCTCAGTTAGTAGATATCGGGAATCTTGAGAAGGGGTACGTTGCAGTTGTTGCAGTCTTTCTTACCCTGCAGGTCTTGCACCTTGGAGAGGAGTTGGGGACCTTGCGTCTGGAGAAGTTTGCGGTATGAGTAGTTGTCCTCAAAAGTGATGTTGTTTTGCTTCATCACATAGTTGTTGAAAAGTTGGGCGGAAGAGTTTATGGTGAAACACCGACCATCGGCCATACCAAGTCGTTGAGACATATTGTTATTATAAAACTAGAAATTAATTTGTCTGTTGGTGATCGTTTGCATCCAAGATTTGAATCCCTTCTCTCTGAGATCTTTAATTAATGGTGCACACCTGTACCCCAGGTAAATATCAAAAACATCGGTCTCCTCTGTACGAGATACCCTAATCTCAGGGTTCTCATTTATGTGCTGGTTGATGATGTTGTAGGCGAATGCAATTTCCTTGAGGGTCTCGGCACCTGTGATGATAATTTTACCTGTGCTGAAGATACTGCATGTGATTTCCTTCATGTCTTCTGAGGGTTTGAATTTAATCTTCACTGCAGAATACCTATCTGGTTCGAAAGAAACTTTGAAGATGTCATCGTACTCTTCGAACCAATTAGCTACTTTCATGAGGTTGATATTGTAGTTGAGACTGAAGTTGGAGTTAATCATAACGACACGGAAGGTGTCAGTGGATATGCTGTCAATATCCATATTGAGGAATTTTTTGAAGATATACACAAGCTGTGTGATGACACGCTTACAATCAAACAGGTCACAGCAGCCCGCAACCTGTATACTTCCGTTGGGAAACACCTTGACAGACTTAGTACTGTAATTATCATGATAGGACAAGGTCACCTGATTGTAAAATGTCGTTGGCTTCAATTTCCATTCAAATCCTTCCGTGTTCGAACCATCGCGTCGCAATTTGTAAGACCCAATTTCCTCGAAAATACTTCGTAGCTTTTTAATATCGATCTCACGCTTGAAGCTGGATATCATGGTGATTGTCGTAACCTTTACCCACGAAGGACGGGTCTCCTCTGGTAAATTTTTTCGCATCTCATCGAGGGTCAGGAGGTATGAAAAACTATCGTTTGCAATAGATGAGTACATCTTTGAACATACTTTTTGCAAATGGAAATGATCCACTTAGGTTTAAAGAAAGCAAGCATTCTTTATGTAATGACCTCTTTCCTCAAATCGGCTAAATCTATACATGATGTAGAATCTGACCTGGCATATGTTGAAATCGTTTATGAGAGTTATAAAAAGGGAAAGGGGTATACAACATTTACCGATTATATGAACACTAGTCCATTAGGGGACTGGACATTTATTCAATCAGGTAAACAGTCTATTCAATATGAAAAGTTTCTTGATACTATGGTCTCTAAGAGTATTGAGGTGCGGCAACGCATGGCAGAACTTGCACTCGACAATGTTCTAGCCTATGAACAAAGTGATCGTAACTATATTCGTATCGCGCACGCCACTAAGATTCTGGATCCAACATTCCAACCACCCCGTGTAAATATGGAGAGTGCTTGGCAGATGGAGTTCATCAAGAAGTTTTGTAAAAAGGTTGTTCCGAATGTTATTGAGCAGTGTATAAATAAGTCACGTCTCGAGTACTTCTTCAATATCTTGCGTATACTAGAATTAGAGCAATGAAAAATAGAATGATAAAGAGTCCGATGTATGACATTCTCTGTTTTTTGGAGACACCAACCTTCACTTGCCTCCTATCACAAGTGAATCCGGTATCGATGTTACGTTGGGGACGCACCTTCTTATTAATGACACAGGGTTCAGTCTCATCCACACAGAGACCAACACTACAGAATACACTCTTCTTATCATTGAACATGTTTACATCAGGGACTACTTCCTGAAAATCAGCAAAATCACCCGTCTGTCGCACACCTCCTGGAAGGGAGAAGTCGTGTGTGACAAATGGATTCACATCATTGATCGCATCTTCATCATCGAGCATAAACTTACTCATAATTAGTATTAGTTCAGATTATAATTTTTACTCTTCATTTTATAGCGATGTTCTTCCCACATCTGATCTAGGTCAACATTCAACATGTGTGCCAACTGAAAGAGATAACTAAATACATCTCCCATTTCCATCATTACATCCGTACCCCTCTCCTTCTTGAGGTTTTGTTTTTTGAATGTTTTCTTATACTGTCTGATAGCGGATGCAAGCTCTCCAAACTCCTCTGTCAGGAGAAGCCATACTGTATCTACAGCAGCTCGATCCCAACCCTTGGCCCTACACACTTTCTCAGTTTCACATTTGTAGTAGTTCAAGCTCATTACTTACTACTTCTTGAACCAGAATCTTTAATTGATTCCGATCTTGGTGTTGATGTCAAGTTTTTTCCCGACGGTACTGGTATTTATTGGTTGGTCCATGAGTGTACGTGTCGAATCAATATCATTCGCGTATGCGATATACTGGGACACACCAGTCTGAATCTGAGAAATAGCCGTGTCAATCACTTTAGTGTTCATGTATTTCACCTGTTCATTGACCTTCCTATAGTGATCACCAGAGTTGTTTATGAACACGACACGCATGATCGCATACAAATCATCAGGGTTTTGATAATCTATGGCAATGCCGCTCCTGTTCTTGAAGGTCTGACGGATACCTCGTTGAAGAATATTCTTATTGAAATCCGAAAAAAAGAGGATGTTCAGTGGAGTCTCACACTGCTGAAGAGAATCGAGGTGGAGATTGTCACACATTTAATATATCCGCCGAAAAAAATTGTGTGTAAATAGTAAATGGTGAACTTCGCTGACTTCAATGAAGTATATAACAACAAACCCCAAAATGTTGAGGAAATTCCCTGCAAACCCCCAGCCTGCTTCGTTGGTTCTTACCCTCCAGTGGCCAAGGCTGGTGAGATGGGTCCATTCTTCGTGAACACCTACCTTCTCCAACCTAACCGAAAGTTTGAGACTTTCGGAACTGTTTCTGTGCGAAGTGGTGATCTTGATTGCAAGAAGTAAGTTAAAAATAAAAATTGAAGAGAATGTATATGAAGGTCACTAAACGCTCAGGTCGTATTGAGGATATGAAATTTGATAATGTCACCAATAGGATCAAGAATTTAACATACGGACTCTCTGAAAAGTGTGACTCTACCAAGGTTGCTCAGCAGGTATTTTCATCTCTATATGACACTATTACTACCCAGGAAATTGATACACTCTCCGCTGAAATATGCATCGGTATGATCACATCCGACCCTGATTATGAAACACTCGCAACACGAATTGTCGCGAGTAACATCCAGAAGGTATGCCCTAACAACTTTCACCTCGCCATGCGCAAACTTCACAAGGCTGGTGTAGTAACAGATGAGATTGCTGAAGTTGCACAACATGTTAAGGGTACTATTAACCCTGACCGTGATTTCGATTTTGGGTACTTCGGTCTTAAAACTCTCGAAAAAAGTTACCTCCAACGCGTTGATGGTAAACTCGTCGAGACCCCCCAGTATATGTTCATGCGTGTCGCTATTGGTGTACATGGCACCGATGTACCCTCTGTAATTGATACATATGATAAGATGTCACGGGGTCTTTTCATCCACGCCACACCGACATTGTTCAATGCTGGTACACCCCGACCCCAGATGTCTTCATGCTTCCTCATCGCCAACAAGGAAGACTCCATCGATGGTATATATGGGACACTCACAGAGTGTGCTCAAATTAGTAAATGGGCTGGTGGTATCGGTATGCATATCCATGACATTCGCGGCAACAAGTCTCGAATTAAGGGGACAAACGGTCAATCTGATGGTATCATCCCAATGCTCAGAGTGTTCAATGCCACAGCACGGTACGTGAACCAGGCTGGTCGTCGGAAGGGGTCTATCGCGGTCTACTTAGAGCCTTGGCATCCGGATATCATGGACTTCTTAGAGCTTCGTCTCAACCAAGGTGATGATGAGGCGCGTTGTAGAGACCTTTTCTCCGCGCTATGGATTCCAGACCTTTTCATGAAGAGGGTTGAAGAAGGTGGCAATTGGTCACTCTTCTGTCCAGACAGGGCTAAGGGTCTCTCTGATGTTTACGGGAAGGAGTTTGAGGAGCTGTACACCAAGTACGAGGAAGAGGGTCTTGCCAATGCGACTGTCCCAGCAGCTGAAGTGTGGAAGGCAATCCTCAAGTCTCAAACGGAGACTGGTACACCATACATGCTTTACAAGGATGCGTGTAACTCTAAGAGTAACCAGAAGAACTTGGGTGTCATTAAGAGTTCAAATCTGTGCACAGAGATTATTGAGTACACAGACAAGGATGAGACTGCTGTATGCAACCTGGCGTCTATCGCCCTTCCCAAGTATGTTGACAAGGAGGCGAAGACTTTTGATTATAAAAAGCTTCATGAAGTCACCAAGACTGTTACGAAGAACCTCAATCGTGTCATTGATCGGAACTTCTACCCTGTAGAGACTGCCCGGCGTTCCAACATGAGACACCGCCCTATTGGTTTAGGTGTTCAGGGTCTCGCGGATGTATTCATCCTGTGCGGTCTCCCCTTTGACTGTGAAGAGTCGCGTCTCATGAACGCCCATATCTTTGAGACTATGTACCACGCTGCTCTAGAGGCGAGTTCTGAATTGGCTGAAGTCAATGGTTCGTATGAGAGTTTTGAGGGGTCTCCAGCTTCCCAGGGTATTCTCCAACCCGATATGTGGGAGGGTGAGACCAAGTTCAGTGGTCGCTATGATTGGGACGCGATGCGTGAACGCGTGAAAACTAAGGGACTTAGGAACAGTCTCCTTTTAGCACCAATGCCAACCGCTTCCACTGCTCAAATTCTTGGTAACAATGAGTGTTTCGAACCCTACACCACAAACATTTACTTGAGACGCACTCTGGCTGGGGAATTCGTCGTGGTCAACAATCATCTGGTCAATGATCTCAAGAAGGTTGGGCTCTGGTCCAAGGAGATGAAGGATCTCATGGTTAAGGCTGGTGGGTCCATCCAAAATATCGCGGACATTCCTGAGGATATCAAGAAACTCTACAAGACTGTATGGGAAATTAGTCAGAAATGTATCATCGATATGGCGGCGGATCGTGGTCGTTTTATTGATCAGTCTCAGTCTATGAACCTTTTCATGGAAAGTCCCACAATGTCCAAACTCTCATCGATGCACATGTATGCATGGAAGAATGGTCTCAAAACAGGTATGTATTATCTTCGTTCAAAGGCTAAGGCTCGACCAATCCAATTCAGTCTTGAGCCAGATTGCGTCGCGTGTTCGGCTTAAAGTTTTGACATGTAAAAGAAGTAGAATACGACATGGACAACGCAATTGAAACTATTCAAATCAATCAATATAAACAACGCAAAATTGTCATCTCTACAAAACAGGGAACACCCTTACGTATTCAATTCCCCCGTATGTATATGCCATTCGGGGTATCAGGGTTCACTCCAGAAGTTGGTCCTACAAAATATAACATCGATTTCGCTATTAAGGGGTATGACGAAGATGATAACTACATGAAAAAGTTTTATGAATCTATCAAGAATCTTGAGAACAAAATCATCGATTCGGTTGTCGAGCAAAGTGAAGCGATCTTTGGTAGTACAATGACCAAAGAAGAGCTTATGCCTATGTTCAATTCAAATTTGAAGGAGGTACAGGGTCGTGAACCCAAGTTTCGTGTTAAGGTAGACACGGACTCAGATGACAATGTAAAAGCAAATGTGTTTAACGCAGACAAAAACCCTATGAATGATGAGGCGACTAATGGTCTCTATGCAAGAAATTCGGGACACGCTATGGTAGAACTTAACAGCGTGTATTTCTTGAACAGAAAGTTTGGATGCACTTGGAAACTGAATCAACTCGTAGTCTACGAGCCACAGAATCTTAAGGGATTTCAATTTATCATTTAGATTTATTTAAAAGCAAAATACTATAAACAGCCTGAGCCTCCTTAAGCAATTTACCCTGAATCTTGGTAAATTTCTTTGGGTCTATACCACATTTAATCTTAGCTATCTTCACAGAATCTTCCCACTTTGCGAGAGACATACTTACTTACTAGCTTTGATTATTTTTTTGTAGGTCTTGCTACCCTTCTTGGGGACCAGGCAGAAGGTCTCCTTCTTCTCAGCCTTCTCCTTCGCGAGCTCAATGAACGCCTGGAACTTGGGGTTGGACTTGAGCGACTTCTTCGCAGCCTTACTCGCAGCCTTGGAGATGATACGACCATCCTTCATCATCAACTCCTTCTTCATCAGACCACCAGCGGTCTTGTCAGCGTTGCCGTGGAAAACTTCAGCGCGGGAACCAATCATCTTTATCTTACGCTTTGAAAATTTTCCTGATGTCCAAGATTGAAATCTTTGCCGATGTCCTGTTGACAGGGATTTGTTTTTCAATTCGTTCATCGTTAAGCACTTTTGAACACACAATAGACTTATGCCCCTGGAGCGCGAGAATCTCTTCCTCAACACTCACAAAACGCGCACACTCTTTGTAGATTAGTTTCTTGACATACACCGATTTGGTTTGACCCGTCCTGTGACTCCTACCAATCGCCTGTAATTCCGTAGAAGGATTCCATGAAGGTGCCGTAATATAAACGCGTGTCGCTTCCTGAAGATTCAATCCTTGCCCCCCAGCTTTGATTTGGATAATGAAGACTGCACCCGGGGCAGCCTTTTTGAAACCCTCAATCTGCTTGACCCGCTCCTCCTTGGGGACTGAGCCATCGATGCGAAATACAGGACCTTCCATATTCTTATGGATGTGATTCATCTCCCCTCTGAACTGACAGAAAATGAGGGTCTTCTCACTGGGGTGGGACTTGACCATCTCGAAGAGAGTCTCCATCTTCTTGGAACGTCCAACCCACTTCTCCGATTGTACACCAGTTTGTTTGGCGACACCATCGATGTACATTTGAGGCCAAATCATACACTGCCTGGCTCGAAGAAGACACTCCAAGATCACCATGTTCTTGGCGTTCAAACTCTGTGCGTTCCTGAACGCATCTCTGATCGTCTCCTGTGCCTCGAGGAACACAATCTCATAGAGTTGCTTCTCATCTGGGTACATCTCAAGTTCCACATTCTCAAAGTAACATGGTGGTAAACGAAGACGCTCATTGATTTGAGCCAAGTCTTCTTTGGTCCTGCGAAGAATGTATATATCTTTGATCTTGTTGGTCATACCCTGCACAACCACCTTTGAAAGACCCAAGAAAGTACACAGGGACACAAAGTCCTCCATGGAGTTGAACACCGGTGTACCAGTTACAATCCACTTGATTTGAGTCTGGAGGCGACACACACTCTTGAAAAGTTTGGACTTATTGTTACGAATCTCATGGGCTTCATCAAGGATGACTCGATCCCATTGTACCATATGGAGAGGTGTCTTCGCATCTGCTCCACCACCCTTCACCGTGAGTAAAGTATAAGGTGCAAGTGTCACATCAGCCTCTTTCATTTTCCGTTCTGGACCATCATAGATATTGATCGTCAAGTTGGGTGCGAAGCGGTTGATCTCTTCCGCCCATTGGGTGATAATAGATTTGGGTAAGATGATGAGTGTACGAGGCTTCGGGTTCCCAAGCATGGTAGCCACGAGTTGTACGGTCTTACCCAGACCCATTTCGTCACAAAGGAACCCACCTTTGGGTCCCGATGCCTGTTTTTCCATTGTGAGCATCCATAGGACACCTTCTCTTTGATAAGGGGCAAAGAGACGCCCGTTAAGGGTGTTCTTCGCCAAAGTGTATTGTTCTTCAGTCGTCATCTTGACATGATTTTGTTTTGGAGTTGGTTCACTTAGGTTTTATGTGGTCAGTTAGAGACTACTACACTTCAACTTACAATTATTTTTTAAAACAACTCTATAAGAACTTTCCATCTATGAATAAATAAAAGTTAGGATGGGGTAGTCCCGGGTTCATAAACTTTTTGTTTCTTTTTTTCCATATACTGATGATTGTACTCGGCTAAC